TCAAGCAAATACATCGAAGTCCGTGTTGACAAGTGTCTGCCCTATGGTTGTGGGTAAAGATAATGCAGAACGAGTCATGCGCTTATGTTCGCCACCGCCTAACATCAAATAGCCAAATGCGTCACCAATGTGTGAAAATTCATTTTTATTAGGCGTATCTCTAAATCGTTCTTGTCCAGAACCCATACTAATACGTTTAAAATGATACCCACCACTTAATGATTTACGTAACATTTTACATGATGTATGTATAATTAACCCTGGTTTTCCAGAAATTAATCTTTGCATAGGTGCAGCGCCACCTTCGCGCCTTGTTTGAAAATTATTTGAAGCTGCGGGTTGTGCGCGTAACCCTATTGTTTGTAAATGATCGAACGCTGTTTTCATATAAACTTGATCGCGTTGTGTTCCAGCGGGATCGCCCCAAACCATCAGTTGCGCTTTAGGAAACCTAGCATTAAGTTCTGCCAACATCTGTTGCGAAAATTTTTCGAGCCCCATGTCTTCAGAAACAATTTCGTGTAATACAATCCAGCGTCCATTTTGCAAGCGTTGTCCTATTGCAGCGGCTGGTGTTAAACCAAAGTCAAGTCCAATTTGTAATGGTACGCCAGGATCATACTCAACTTCAGGTGAACTCATTAATTGATCATCATATTCTGGCCAAACAGGTTTGCCTTCTTGTACATAAGTAAATTTACCTTCAGCATAACAACGTATCCAATCTAAATTTTTGCCGCCAAGCATTTGCTGATAATAACCCGCGGGTAAATTTTTAACATTTTCAGCTTTTTCATTGAGTCGCCACCAACGCCCTGATGCAAACATATGGTCATTAGCTTCTGGATTTTCAGGTAAATCATCAACATTAACTTCAGTCACTCCGCCTGGTTGTTGAAAAAAATCCCATGCAAATTTACCGCGTATGGGTTCTTTTTGACTTATTCTAAACCACCAATGATCATCATCCATAGGGTTGGTATCCATCCAAACACCATGCCATGTTGGGCCACCATCTTTTTTAGTTGGGTAACGGCCGACACGATGGGTGAGTCCGTCGACAACTGCTTTAGGCAATTCGCGTGCCTCGTTCACCCATGCGCCAGTCAGCTCTAAGGATAAAAGTTTTCTTACATCCTTTGGCTGATCCAATGCTAAGAATATTACTTCACAGTCTATACCCGCAGCATCACCGCGGGACGGGAGGCGAATGTGATGCGTAATAGGAGGTGTCCAAAGCATTGGCCCAAACGTATTCTCAGGAAAGAGTTCTTGCCAAGTTTTAATTGTTGTTGTTTTAAGTTCAGGATAAGAGTTACGTACAATAACAAAGCGAGTGTAACGTATACCATCTTGCGGTGACGGTCTTTGTCTTACCGCGCGCATCATAATTTCAGCTGCGCACGCGTAAGACTTGCCGCTCCCCACAGGGCCAAGCAAACCTCTTACAAACGCATTGCTCTGTAAAAATTTATAAATAACAGGGCTGGTTGAAAAATCTAGGTCAATGCCTGGGCCATGTAATTCTTTTTGGCTTCGATCTTTTTTATTGCTCATCGTCGATGTCTTTAAATTTCATTGTCATCATACGCTTGAGTTCTTGATTTTCTTGATACAACGCATCAATAACTTCCATTACCCTAGAATTATTTAAGCGTGCCATTTCAAATTCATCACGTAATTGATCGATTTGTGCTTTTATATCCATCTTGCTCCCTCGCTTTTTTACGTAGTTTTTGTAAATAATAATCCGCTTTGTCTAAATCTTCGATGCCATTTTTAAGTGCGAATCGCCAAACATATTTAATAATATTACCCACACAAACAGCCATAATGCCAACTAATCTGCAAGTTGCAGACTCAATAGCGTCAATACACTCGACTTTGCCTTGAGTGTAATGTTTAGGTTGATTTACATTGTCATTCGTCATTGTCAATAATCTCAGGTGCTTTAACATTAATTCCAATCACGGACGGTTTATCAGATTGTTCTGGATTATCTAATAAACCACTTGCTTTCGCAAGTAATCTTAATATCTGGGGTTTATCATGAAACTCAATGTCGGTCACTTGGCCTTGGTCATTAAATTTAACGCGTTTAATTGCCTGAGCTGCATGGTGTGGTATATCTTTAGAATCTTTAATTTCAACTCCAGTTTTATCCCAACTCATTACATCCATAGGTGTTGTGTTTGCAATACAGATTAAACTATGGGCTACGGCCTCGCGGTTCGCAGCCACAGTTTCTGATCGCTCAATACTGCGCTGTAGATTACGAACACCGCCGTAACCCGCCAGCTTAGGTATTGGTTTTTTATTTTTAATTTCGGTCATTAAAAGGGAATATCGTCCGAAATGGTTTCGATGGATTCTGCCACAGGTTGATGCGTTTGGTCGTTATTCTGTGTTGGCCGTGGGGCATCTTGCTGATCTCGAACAGGATCACCGAATTTAATCTTGAACCAGTCTTGTCCAGAACTTTGAGCAGTATTCTTCCAGGCACTAGCGTAGACCAAAGTTCCGTCTGGTAACATAGCTTGGCCTTGAAAGTCAGGCTGTTTATCGTTTGTCTTTTTTCGGTTAGTAAATAATTTCATATCACCTACTTGCAGTTCTAATTTATTTTCTGCCATTTGCATCTCCTTGTCGTTTAGTATAACAGCTATTACATAGCCATCTTTTATATTTCCCGCCACGAGTAACTTTCCAACGTCCACCCTTAACGGGGCGATACTTAAAGCAGTTAGTGCAAAACTTATCCCCTACGGGAGAGTGTGATTTTGCATCCACCATCTTTAATTTGTTCTCCTCTTTCGACATATAATTTGTCTATTTGGTAATCATCATCATAAACACGCGCTTTTTGTAGCGCATCTAAAATACTTTTTAAACAATTGTCCAGATCAAACTTACGTTTTGACCTCGGATACACAATAATCTCTACTTGCAACTTAACATCTCCAAATTGTGGCACTTTTTCTAATTTACAACGCGTAATAACCTCATTTAAAAACGCCATGCCAGCCTTACTAATAAAACGTCTTTTACCATTTGCGCGCCAATACGTATTCACGCTCGGTGGGTAGGGCAACATAATAGTAATTGGTAGGTTTGATCCCCATGATTCAGACAATTTTATTAAGTCTTGTGTGAATGTCTGCTTTTTTGCCTGATAAATAATCTTTAATAGCGTCATTAATAATAGAACTTTTAGATTTTTCTAAATCTACTTTAGCTTTATTTAGCAGCTCGACGTTGGTCGGACTTAATCTCACTAAAAACGGCGTGAACTCTGTCATAAGGTTTCTCCTTTTTTCTTTGATTTTTTTTGCAACAATTTTTTGTACTCGTTGTCTATTATTATTAATTCAGCAAAATGGTGAAGGGGAATCTCAACTCCACCATAATGCTGATAACCCTTAGTCATCTTCCAATAACCGTCAGACTTTCTTGTGAATTTTGCGGGTAGAGGTTGCCCGCTGTTGAACAAATCACAAATGTATTTATAAAAGTCTTTAACGGTCATGGTCTTATTATATATCATAAATATATCATTGCAACAAGTTATATTAAAATAGTTCTATATAACTAAATATTATATTAAATGTCTTGAATACAACGCTTGTTCATATACAATAGGGGTATGGGGCTTGTGAGCCAGCCCACCCGTATGTTGCTACGACAAAGGGTATAAACGATCTTAACTGTTGTGCTATCTTAAACAGGTAGTGTGAAACACGGACTAGGAATGATAACCCTAGTATGAACGATAAACAAGAGTAGCTGCTTTTTTAAAGTAATGCCGTCTAGCTACGGCTCTGGTTCTATTTACTTTTAACATCGTTAAACACAACTACATGTTATTTTTTATATAAAAAAATTCAAGAGGTTTAGACATGAAAGTCTGTAACGGGGTATGTCATTATATCGCTTATAAAGACACACAAGCATGTGTAGGCTGTGGTCGAACTTATGATGACCTGGAAAGATGGGCATATCTTACAGACTTCCAAAAGAAAGCCAAAATAAAAGAATCTAAACTAAGACTAAAATTGCTCAAAAACCAGCAAAAATTTGAGTGAGACGGGCCATGTCAAAGGGCAAGGGGGGGAGGGGGGCAAGGTCGCTTCTCAGAATGCAATAATGTAGCGCGCGCGTGTGCGCTTTCTATTATGCGAGTTAGGGTTGCAAGTTCTTGCTCGGTTGACACACACTCAAACAAGCTAGTTATAAAAGCATTAATTAATTCTTTAGATTGTGAAACGTTCAACGGTTTCTTTTCAACTCTAAGCGTTTGATAAAGCAAGCGCATTTCTTCTGCGCTAAATGGTTCAACTTGCTCCCCGCTTATCTGCTCAACTTCTCGTTGATCAAGTTTAGGATCATAGATTATTCTGCGCGTTTTCCCCTTGACGCTCGGTGCATAGTTATTTTTTTGAGTAATGTAGCCCGCGAGTTCCAACTGTTTAAGATAACGCCCGACCAACTGCCTCGAAATCTTTAGATCGCTGCCTAGCCTCTCAGTTGTAACGTAAGACGCACCCGCCTTGTTTGAATACATAGACAACGCAATTAAGACTCGAATAGCGCCCCGTGTGATCTTGCGATCATGAATGACTCGACAAGGAATAACAGCGAATTTTCTCAAGTCTTTAGCCCTGGGCGCACGTTTAATTTTTGGCGGGGTTTCATTTATTTCATATTCCATGATATGATTATTTTATCTTATGCCTTACCTTTTCGCATTAGATACGTCTTAATTATGTAACACATTTTTTTTAACTC